ATACGAAAAGCTAGACAAGAAGCTATCTACGCAAGAGAGGAACAAAAGAGACAGATAAGAGATTACACAATCATAGGCATAGCTTCTTTAATAGGATGCAGTGCAATAGGTTGGATGATATGGATAATCAGCGTCTCTGTTTAATACTTTTAATAATTATTAGTTTTGCTATCTTATTTGGAATAGTAGTATTCGCAAGAGATAACACAACTAAAATGACTGAGTGTAGATTAGCTAGTCAGATACTAGGCAAAGAACAAAGAGTGTGTGTGTTTGTAGGTGCAAACAATACACAATACAGAGAATATCTTCCATATGATGCAGGAGAATGTCCTCGACAATATCAATGTCCGTATAGACCAAATGAAAAACCATTTGATATAAAGGCAGTGATTAAAAATATAAAGGAACAATTTACAGACTAATGGCACTTAAAAAATCACAAAGGTCTTTAAAAGCGTGGAGTAAACAAAAATGGCGAACAAAGTCTGGGAAGCCGTCAAAGCAAACAGGCGAAAGATACTTGCCAACAGCAGCAATAAAAGCACTCACACCTGCAGAGTATGCAGCGACTACAAGAGCGAAAAGAAAAGGAAAGAAAGCAGGCAAACAGTTTACAAAACAACCTAAAGGTATTGCGAAAAAGACTGCACGTTTTAGGAAATTTGCTTGACAAACAAGATAATATCCTATATAATAAAGTATATAACATATTTAGTAAGTGCATTTATGTTATTTATATTATTATATGCGATAACAATGGGAATAATAAACGATATTTGTAGTTGTGCAAATGACTATGCACTAACAAACTTATGGAACTAGAATGTTATGGATGTTATTTGTAATACTACACGGAACGGATATACAGGAAAATGTCTACTTCAATGATTTGGATACGTGCCTTGAATATGCAGGGAAAATGCGAGAGCAAGACTTACATCAAAGACAGGCAGGAGACAAAATCTTTCTCAAGGTTTATTGCATACCTAAAGAAAGCGAGTAAAAGATGTGGATTCCAGTAATAACAATATTATGGGCATTAGGTGACAGTGCTACATGGGTAAATTTTCCGATGGTAAATTTTCCTTTTTCGTCAAGTGAAACTTGTTACGGATATATAGATAATGCAAGGGCTAAGATAACACAAGACCCTCAATATTTAAACGGTTATAGTACATGTGTTTACATAGGTAGCCCTACAGGAACTAATGGAGAACCTACATGATTGATTGGAATAAAATTAAATTTGAAATGTGGAATAAAAGATTTGGTGAAGGAACTAATTTTGATTTAGACTATGGTAAACTACTTATCATAGGTTTATTAGTTTATCATATATTCTTTCAAGGTTAAAATGGCAGAACGAGTAGACAAAGATAAAATGCCTTGTAATAAACCAAGGCGAACTCCTAACCATCCTACAAAGTCTCATATAGTAAAAGCATGTAAAGATGGTAAAGAAAAGATAATTCGCTTTGGTCAACAAGGTAAAAAAGTTGGTACATTAAAAGGCACAGCAGGTAAACCTAAAGCAGGTGAGTCTGCTCGTATGAAAGCTAAAAGAAAATCATTTAAGGCAAGACACGCTAAGAATATAGCAAGGGGTATATTTTCAGCAGCATATTGGGCAGATAAAGTAAAATGGTAAGATTATTTTTTGTTATACCTTTATTAGTAGCATGTTCGTATATGCCTGAACCTTTAAATAATCCACAAGTATCAATGTTAGGTAAAAAATGTAACGAAGAAACTTGGAGTTATATTTGGATTAATAAGAAAGGTCAAAACCTAACAGCATCTGAAGAGAATTGTAAAATACCAATTAAAAAGGAGTAATATGTTTCAAGCGTTAATAAGTCCTATAGCATCTTTAGCAGGTACATACTTAGAAGGCAGAGTAAATAAAGCTAAAGCTGAAACAGAAGTTAAAGTAGCTCGTGCTAAAGCTGAAGCTAAAGTATACGAAACAGAAGCTACATCTTCTATGCTTATGGAACAGAACCTTACAGCACAAATGGCAGGTTCGTGGAAAGATGAATTTTGGACAATAATTTTTGGTGGTATCTTAGTAGGGTGTTTTCTACCTTGGACACAACCATATGTAAAAGAAGGATTTGATTTTTTAAATGCAAACACACCTTCTTGGTTTGCTAATTGTTTATACATTAGCATTGGAGCATCTTTTGGTTACAGGTTCGGTAAACAAGGACTGCAAATAATGAACAAGAGGAAATAGTAGTATGGCTTGTGATGTTTGTCAAGGTGATTGTAGATGTGGAGAAGACGATTTAATTCCTGATAAAATGGCATATCAGGTAAACAAAAGGAGGATGGCATGGGTTTTAATTATTCTTATGGGTATCACGACTATATTAACCCTAGCTTTTCCAGACAGACTCGCAGAAGCAGAGAGTATTCTTATGACACAGTACATAAGTATGTGTGGACTGGTTGGAGCATACTTTGGTTTTAGTGCTTTAGGTGGTAAGAGGTGATTGAAGCAAATGGGTGGGATAACCACGAAGATACTTTCGAAGAAACAATAAGAAGAGAACTTCTAGCTGCACAACAAACTATATATGTTTTAAAAGAAGATAATAAAGAATTAACAAAAGCATATTATATATTGTTAAGAGAAAACGAGAGGTTAAAAAAACTAAACTAATGGATTTTATTGATAGATTAAGAGAGGAATTAAAGATAGATGAAGGATGTAAATACGAAGTATATTTGGACCACCTTGGACTACCTACGTTTGGCATCGGACATCTCATTACTAAAGATGACCCTGAATACCAAATGGGGATGGGGACACCTGTTGACGAAATACGAGTTAACGAAGTCTTTGAACAAGACATAAATGTTACAATAGGTGAGTGTAGAAGATTATTTGATGATTGGGATAAACTACCTGAAGAAGTACAACTAATTACAGCCAACATGATGTTTAACATGGGTAGACCTAGACTATCTCAATTTAAGAAAATGATACAAGCTATTAGAGATGGTGATTGGATTGAAGCAGGAAATCAGATGCAGGACTCAAGATGGTACAAGCAAGTAACAAATCGAGCAGACAGACTTATATCTCGAATGAAAGCAGTCGGCTTGAGTTAATAAAACAAAGACAAAGAAAAAAACATATTAAAAATTTAATAGAGTTTTTTAAACCTAGAGAAAGAAAGTTTATAAAACATGGCTAGAAAACTTACAGAAAGACAACAAAAATTTATTGATGCATTATTTGCAGACGCAAATGGTAATATTAGAGATGCTAAAGTTATTGCAGGATATTCTCCTAATACAAATAACCAAGAAATAATACAGTCTTTAAAAGAAGAAATATTAGAAGCTACACAACTCTATATGGCAAGTAACGCTCCTAAAGCTGCAATGGCTATGGTAGAGGGGTTATATGACCCAACAGAGCTAGGTATTAAAGATAAAATGGCTGCTGCAAAAGAATTATTAGATAGAACTGGATTAATTAAAACTGAAAAGGTACAAGTAGAATCTTCAGGAGGTGTTATGTTAATGCCTGCTAAACAAGTAGTAAAAGAAGAAGATGAGTAGAAGTTTAGGTAAATGGAAATTACCTCAACCTGCAGATATTAAAGAAGATAATGAATGGGTATCAATACCTCGTATAGCTAGAACAATACCATTTGGCTATAAACAAGATAGTGAAGACCCTGATATTTTAAGACCTGTACCAACCGAATTAGATTTACTAGAAAAAGCTAGAAAGCATGTAAATCAATATTCCTATAGAGAAGTAGCTAATTGGCTAACAGCTAATACAGGTAGAAATATTTCTCATATAGGTTTAAGAAAAAGATTAATGAATGAACGACGACGTAAGGACAAAGCTAAAAGCATCCGTCAGTGGGCAGAATATGCGGAAAAGGCAATCGCCAAAGCGCATCAAATCGAAAACGAAAGAACAGGTGCAAATAAAAGAGCAGTCGCTACAGAATCATAGTACATTAGAGTCTATACAAGAAGAAGAAGCTAATGTATTATTTAAACCAAATGAAGGACCTCAAACTGATTTTCTAGCAGCTTCTGAAAGAGAAGTGTTATACGGTGGTTCTGCAGGAGGTGGTAAAAGTTATGCTATGTTAGCAGACCCTTTAAGATATATGGGTCATCCACAATTTAGTGGGTTGTTACTTAGACATACAACAGAAGAACTTAGAGAGCTTATATTTAAATCTCAAGAGTTATATCCACAAATTTGGAAAGGTATCAAATGGTACGAAAGAAAAATGCAGTGGGTAGCACCGTCAGGTGCAAGGCTATGGATGTCATATCTTGATAGAGATGAAGACGTTATGCGTTATCAAGGTTTAGCATTTAGTTGGATAGGTTTTGATGAATTAACACAATGGTCTAGTCCTTTTGCTTGGAATTATATGCGTTCACGTTTACGTTCTACAGCAGGTGATTTACCAATATTCATGAGAGCTACAACAAACCCAGGGGGTGTAGGACATCATTGGGTTAAAAAAATGTTTATTGACCCTGCTCCATATGGAAAGGCATTTAGTGCAACAGACATTGAAACAGGAGAAGTCCTTAAATATCCATCAGGACATTCTAAAGCAGGCAAATCTTTATTCAAGAGGAGATTTATTCCTGCAAGATTATCTGACAATCCATACCTCTCACAAAGTGGAGACTACGAAGCAATGCTTCTTTCCCTTCCTGAACAACAAAGAAGACAGTTACTTGAAGGGGACTGGGATATTAAAGAAGGTGCAGCATTTACTGAGTTTGACAGGAATGTACACGTTATTGAGCCTTATAGTATCCCTAATAATTGGGTTAAGTTCCGTGCTTGTGATTATGGTTATGGTAGTTACTCAGGAGTTATTTGGTTTGCTGTATCGCCTGCTGAACAACTTGTGGTCTATCGTGAATTATATGTATCAAAAGTTTTGGCTACAGACTTAGCTGACATGGTATTAGAAGCTGAAGCAGGAGACGGTAATATTAAGTATGGTGTATTGGACTCAAGTTTGTGGCATAAAAGAGGTGATACAGGTCCTTCACTAGCAGAACAAATGATTACTAGAGGATGTCGTTGGAGACCTTCTGATAGAAGTAAAGGTTCAAGAGTAGCAGGTAAAAACGAAGTACATAGAAGATTACAGATAGACGAGTTTACAGAAGAACCTAGATTAGTATTTTTTAACACATGCACTAATATAGTGTCACAATTACCATCAATACCTTTAGATAAGAAAAACCCTGAAGATGTTGATACAAAAGCAGAAGACCACTTATACGACGCATTAAGATATGGGATTATGTCAAGACCTAGATTTAGTATATTTGATTATGACCCACATGGAAAACCATCAAGTAGTATGCCAATAGCAGATTCTACATTTGGTTATTAAGGAAAATATATGGCTGAAGAACAAGAAATGGATATAAATGATAATGCAGTAGCATTAGACGATACAGAAACTCCTGAGGATTTTCAAACTAAATCTGTAGTTGACTATATAAATGAAAGATATAAAAAATCAGATGACTATAGACAACAAGATGAAGATAGATGGTTAAGAGCATATAGAAACTACAGAGGTATATATGGACCTGATGTTCAGTTTACAGAAGCTGAAAAATCTAGGGTATTTATAAAAGTAACAAAAACAAAAACATTAGCAGCCTATGGACAAATAGTAGATGTATTGTTTGGTGGTAATAAGTTTCCATTAAGTATAGAGCCTACCGAGTTACCTGATGGTGTTGTAGCTGATGTGCATTTTGACCCTAAAGCTCCTGAACAATTAAATGATGAACAGGGTTTAGAAAGCCCTTATGGTTTTAAAGGTGATGGTAAAGAATTACCACCAGGTGCTACTGAAAAGTCATTAAAAGATTCATTAGGTCCTTTGTCTGAAAAACTAGCAGATGTAGAAAATTTAAAAGAAGGTGTAGGCTTAACTCCTACAGCTGTAACTTTTAGCCCTGCTATGGTAGCAGCTAAAAAAATGCAAAAGAAAGTACATGACCAATTAGAAGAATCAAACGCTTCTATGCATTTAAGAAGTGCAGCTTTTGAAATGTCTTTATTTGGAACAGGTATAATGAAAGGACCTTTTGCTGTAGATAAAGAATATCCTAATTGGGACGAGGGTGGAGATTATAATCCATTAATAAAAACTGTACCTGAAGTTACACAAGTATCTGTTTGGAACTTTTATCCTGACCCTGATGCACATAGTATGGAAGAAGCTCAATATGTAATTGAAAGACATAAAATGTCTAGAAGTCAATTACGTGCATTAAAAAAGAGACCATACTTTAGAGATAGTGTAATTGATGAAGTTATAGAAATGGGTGAAAACTATGTTAAGAAGTACTGGGAAGATGATTTAACAGACTATGCTCCTGACTACGGAATAGATAGATTTTCTGTATTAGAATATTGGGGTATGATAGACACAGAATTATTAATTGAACAGGGTGTAGATATACCTGCTGAATTAAAAGATACTGATGAACTACAAGCTAATGTTTGGACTTGTAATGGTAAGCTAATAAGAATGGTATTAAATCCATTTAAACCTGCTAAAATACCTTACATGGCAGTTCCATACGAACTTAATCCATACTCATTTTTTGGTGTTGGTATAGCTGAAAACATGGATGATACACAAACATTAATGAATGGTTTTATGAGAATGGCTGTAGATAACGGTGTGTTATCAGGTAATTTACTTATAGAAGTAGATGAAACTAATTTAGTGCCAGGTCAAGATTTATCTGTCTATCCAGGCAAGATATTTAGAAGACAAGGTGGCGCTCCAGGTCAGGCTATATTTGGAACTAAATATCCAAATGTATCTGCAGAAAATATGCAGTTGTTTGATAAAGCTAGACAATTAGCTGATGAATCAACAGGGCTACCTTCTTTTGCTCATGGTCAAACAGGTATAACAGGTGTGGGTAGAACTGCATCAGGTATATCTATGTTGATGAATGCTGCAAGTGGTAATATAAAAACAGTTATTAAAAATATAGACCATTATCTTCTTAGACCTTTAGGAGAGGGTCTATTTAGATTTAATATGCAGTTTGATTATGACCCAAAAATAAAAGGTGATTTAGAAGTTAAAGCTAGAGGCACAGAAAGTCTTATGGCTAATGAAGTTCGTAGTCAAAGATTAATGCAGTTTATGCAGGTAGCAGGTAATCCTGCATTAGCTCCGTTTGCTAAGTTTCAATATATAATTAGAGAAATAGCAAAAGCTCTAGATTTAGACCCTGATAAAGTTACAAATAATATGGATGAAGCTGCATTACAAGCAGAGCTTATGAAAGGTTTTCAAGCTCCTTTACCTGAACAACAGGGTATGGTAGCAGGTGCTAATCCTGCAGACCCAACAGGAACAGGTGGAGGAACTATAGGTACAGGTCAAGTGCCTTTACCACAAGAACAAGGATTTACAGGAAATAATGGACAAGAGCCTACTCAACAAACTGAAGCCACTGGTCAGCAACAGCAACCTTTGGCAGGGATTCAGTAATTATATTGATGCACTTATAGAACAACAACATAAGACATTAGAACAATCAGATAATATATCAGCTATAAATAGGTCACAAGGGTCTATTATGGCATTTAAAAGACTAAAACTACTTAGAGACGAGGTATTAAAAAATGGCTGAAGCTATGAAAGAACAAATGGAATTATTTGAAGATGGTGGATTAGAACAAGATGGTGGTACGGTAGACCCTGTATCAGGTAATGAAGTTCCTATAGGTTCATCACAAGAAGAGGTTAGAGATGATATACCTGCACAATTAAGTGAGGGTGAGTTTGTATTTCCTGCAGATGTCGTAAGATTTATAGGATTATCTAAGTTAATGAAGTTAAGACAACAAGCTAAAGCAGGTCTTAAACGTATGGAAGAAATGGGTCAAATGGGTAACTCAGAAGAAGCTATACTTCCTGATGATATACCTTTTGACATGGACGATTTAGATTTAGAAGATGATACTTTAGAATTACAAGAGGGTGGTATGGCAGGAGCATTAGTACAGGGTGCTGCAAGAACTTTTGGTGGACGTAATTATGCAGATAATATAAATGTACAACAAGGTCAAACTTTTGCAAATCAAGATTTTAGTGTACCTCCAATAGAAACACAACCAATACAACCTTCTCCTACAGATAACTATGTATCCCCTATACAAGCTCCAACTCCTGTAGAAGCTCCTGTAGACCCTTTACCTCCATTTGATGTTTTTGTACCTCCTGTAGCAGATGAATATAGAGAGTATGTAAATGATGAAGGCATTGTTATAAATGTTCCATTTTTTAGGGGTCAAATACTTCCAGGGTACACAGTTCCTAAAGGATTTAGACCTAAAGAAACTGAACCTGTAGATGATACTACTGAAGACGATGCTCTTACAGATATAACTGAACCTGAACAAGATGACAGAGAAACTAGAATAAAGAGAGAAGAAGAAGCTGAAAAAAATAGAAAACAAAGTTATAGTAGCACTGTTCAAAAAGTAATGGATGAAAATCCTAACTTTACTTTTCAAGAAGTAATGGATTATATAAAAGACGGTAACGCTACTATAAATATTTTTGGTAAAGAAGTAAAAGCTCCAGGATTTTTATTTAATGAAAAAGAATTAGAAGATGCTTACAATAGAAATTTAGATGCCTATGGAGATGATTTTGGTGAAAGTTATGCTCAGTTAAAACCTGATGAAGAAGAACGTGGATATACTTTTGGAGATGAAGCAGATAAAAGAAGGGCTGAAGCAGCAGCTAAAAAAGCAGCTCAAGAAAAAGCTGAAGCAGAAGCAGCAGCTTATCAAAAATCAAGACTAATAGCAAAACAAAAAGCTGAAGAAGAGTTTGCTAAAAGAGTTGCAGAAGAAGCTGAAGAAAAAGCTAGAGTGCAAAAAATGTTACAAGAAGCTGATAAAGAAAAGGCTAGACGACAAGCTGTTGCAGAAGAAGCTGAAAAAAGAAAAGCATCTGCAGAAGAAAAACAAAAAATAGCTAGAGAAAATGCTATACGTGATGCTGAAGCTAAAGCTAAAAGAATGGCAGAAGCAGCTGCAAGAAGAAAAGCTGCTAGAGAACAAGAAAAAGATGATAGAGATAAAAATAGAGACAAAAGTAAAAAAAGTAGCTGTTTTTCTCCTGCCTCTGAATTTAAAATGGCTGATGGGACTATTAAACAAATTAAAGATATTAAAATTGGAGATGTTGTTGAATTAGGTGGTAAGGTTAGTATGGTTATGCAGGGAGATGGCTCAGCTGCTAAATGGTATACTTATGGCTCTACAAAGGTAACATCAACACATGCAGTTTATGAAAATAATAATTGGACAAGAGTAGGCACAGCAGAGCAATCTGTACTTATAGATACTGTAGAACCTACGTTAATAACTCTTGTCAATGAAAATCATAGACTTGTAGCAAAAGATGGTGTAATATTTACTGACTATGATGAAGTAGATAATACAGGCATAGAAGATGACTTACTTCTTGAATTAAATAAGTCTTAATTGTTGGCTACTCACACCCCCAAGTGGCTACTATGACCCCAACAAAGGAGAAGAAAATATGGCTGAAGCTATAGTACAGGAAGCAACACCTAAAAAAGTTGCATTTATGTCTAAACCAAAAAATGTAGAACAGAGAATAAAAAAAGACGAAGAAGAATTAAAAAAACTTATGGAGCAGGAAAAAGAACCTGAACCACAAAAAGAAGAAGAGAAGGTCGAAGAAGAAGAACCAAAAAATGCTGAGGAAAAAAGTTTTAAAAAGCGTTATGGAGATTTAAGAAGACACTCTCAAAAGCAAGCAGAAGATTATAAAAAAGAAATTGACTCTTTAAAAAAACAATTAGACTCTGCAACTAAACAGGAAATTAAGTTACCTAAAACTGAAGAAGAAATAGAAGAATGGGCAAAAAAATATCCTGACGTAGCAGGCATAATAGAAACAATAGCAATTAAAAAAGCTACAGAGCAATCTAAAGAATTAGAAGAAAGAGTAAAAGCTATTGATGAAATGCAGTCTAATGTTACTAAAGAAAAGGCTGAAGCAGAATTATTAAGACTACATCCTGATTTTGCAGAAATAAGAGATACAGATGAATTTCATGAGTGGGCAGACGAGCAACCTAAATGGGTTCAAGATGCTTTATATGAAAATGATAATGATGCAAGGTCAGCTGCTAGAGCAATAGATTTATATAAAATAGATAAAAACTTAGTTAGTGATAAAAAAGTAAAAACAGATAAAGAAGCGGCAAAGTCTGTAAATACTAAATCTTCTAGAAATAAACCTTTAGAAAATGAAAGCTCTAACTATTTTAAGGAATCTGACGTACAAGATATGTCAGCTGAAGAGTACGAAAAAAACTCCGACGCAATAATGGAAGCTATTCGTGCTAATAAATTTATATACGATATTTCAGGAAATGCAAGATAAATGCTTGACAAAGCTAAAATATTGTATATAACTATATAATATATATTAAACTATCCCTATGTTATAATACATAGCTACGTAGTTATAATACGCAGATATAAAGATATTAGACCTACTCTGTCTAGTAAAAGCCCAAGTTTGCAAAGTACAAGTAAATTTGCACCTTTGAAAAATAGACCCCTCAATAAACTAAATATTTTGCATTTGTTTGTAGTATAATTAAGGAGAAATACTATGGCGTTTAAAACAGCTGCTGGA